CAAGTCCACATGAAGTCACACGCTAGGTTTGTGCGCGAAGCATTGAATGGTTTGCCAACTGTTGATTCCGTTGTCCGCTCATGGGACACGTATGCTCATGTTCCAAGTGAAACAAAAGCTCCAGAGATTGAAGAGATCCCCGATGAGGTCCAATCTGACCCAGAGTTTGAAGCAGTCGATCCCCCTGATCCCGTGGTACCTGTGTTTAACATAGTCCCAACCAAACATGGCATGGGCCAAGTGGTTAGGGCTGCTCCGGAAGATATAAGCCCCAAAAGCAACGGCATTAGCTCCAAAGTTCAAGAAGATATAGTCCGTTCTGTGTTACGAGAAGTAGAGTCGACTGTTGCTCCTGGAATTAGATTGAATTCAGAAGTTATTGCATCACGCATTAACAAATCGTTTTGGAGTGGTGTTGTGTTCACAAAGTATCACCATGCTCTAACAGTCTCATTGTTTCTGCTTTTCCTTATTGCTGCCATCCTTCTGAATTGTTGGTGGGCATTTCACCTCAACGTCACCTTCTATGACTATTCCCACGCTCCAGTTGAATGGGGAACAAAGATTCGTGAAATGCTTACTGACCGTTATTTTTGGGTCGAAGAGTACACAATGGGCATCCTGACAGCAGACGCTACTTGTGCGTCCTGTTTTTAGCATGGAATCATATCCCGTTCCGAGCACACTTATTAACATTGTTCCTGACCGGTTTATCAGCTAGTCCCTTGCTCGATCTGTTAAATTTGCTTGGACAATACAATGTTGAAATAATTGAACTAGATCTGTTTACAGCAATCGACTCTGGTCATTTTCTCACACATCGCCAGGCTTTGTGGTACCTACAGCACACTGGGGCGCCACTCTTGCTCAGTTTGGCTCGATATCAGATAACCATCAACGTTGCGCTCTGCATGATGTGTATAATGTCTTGTTTTAGCGTATACTTCTTCCCCCTGATAGTACATTGGATCAAGTATCGGTTTTTCCGAGTCGCGACCACAGTTGAGCCATATGATGTGCCAGCCGAGTCACGCCCATCGTCTTGGACCATGACCCCCAATGTCTCTGCCGACTTGGTGCGTATACGCTACACTGACCCCTCACGATGGTTTCCCAGAATCACAGTGGTAAGCGTCGGACTGTTACTCGAATTGTTGTCTCCCACGATCAATCGCTTTGGTATAAGTGAACCGAATTTTCTGTTAGCAGCGTCAAACTTTGCTCGCAACGCTACACGGTACAATTACAACAACTTAGAAACAGATATCAGCGCAAGCTCTATAGAATTAGCAAATATGCTCCGCACTCGAGTGCCCCTTGGACCTGACGCGCTGAGTACCCAATATTTGCTAATAGGCTATCCTCCCTCTATGGCCCCAGCTGATCCCCCTGCCCGACCTGAAATTTTCCCAAAGATAAGAGAGTATTTCAAGAAACACGAACCTGCTGTCATGGCTGTCGCGCTGCCGTGTGTTCTAGTAGGCATTGTCCCTCCCAAGCCTGACACAACAGATCCAAATAATTATGTCAAAGCGTTTGCGTGCCGTACATCGTACCAAACACCCGAAATTTTGGATTCGGTTCTTGAAGACTTTGATGTTTGTGTCAGAGCTTATGTTTCAACTCTGCCCCGCGTTCATGTGGATTATGACTTCTCGATCAATGATTGGTTAGATGCATCCAGCTACACTGCACATGATAAGCAGATACTACAAGAGCTCTACGACACAGTGAGTATAGACAATATAGACTTAGGATTCAAAGGTGTTGCAGGCAAAAGTGAAATAGATAGCAAACTGTTCATAAAGGATGAATTTTACACGGCTTTCAAATCTCCCCGATTGATTGCGGCTATGTGTGATTCGTTCAAAGTTTTCTTCGGTCCTATTTTTCACCCTGTAAATGATGTACTGTTCACTGACCCCCAGTTTGTCAAAACCATTCCGGTAGACCAACGCGCTGAAACCATTTTGGATTGGTTCAGCGACGTTTTCTCATTTGTCGGACAAAACGACTATGAGAAAATGGAAGTGTCATACAAGATTGTTGTGAAAATGATGTTATTAGTTCGCGCCATTAGCGCTATTTTGGAACGAATTGATTCCGCTCGTCAACATGTCAGGCTGCTCTCCCTTCTTACTATGGGGCCTGCACGATACCGTTGTCCACATCTTGTTGCCTGGATCCTAGGCATGCTCGAATCCGGAAAGTTATGGACGAGCTTCTTGAACACAAT